CTTATTTACTCTCTTCCTGCTGTCACCAGGGAAAGGTGGTTAGTTGTTCTGCTATCTCTTTTCTCTATACGAAATCGTAGTTCTTCTTTCTACGTATTTCTACATATAATTCTTTTATAAAGACAACAGCTGGGCTGCGATATAATTTCCAAGTATTTTTCCACCATCTGAATTTAAGTGAAGGTGGTCTCCAAGCCATGGAAATCTAGCGGAATCAATTATCCAGTTGCTTCCATTAGACTTATATGTTTTATAGTTTGACTCTGTACCTACAGTAACTTTTAAGTTCTTGTTAAGACTTGGGTCTGGAACAGATTCCAAACTTACAAAAGGTTTATTTGACCCATCGTTTAAGCCATCAGCAGGAATGTATTTTTGATTGTAGTCAGTAGAACTACTTTGGAAAAGATTCCAATTATACTTGTTGATACCTCCATTGTGCATCAAATCAATGCAAGGTAAAGAATTGTAATCCGAGGCAGCTTTCGTATATTGAAGGAACGTGTCACCATCATAATAGGCATCTTTGTCTGAATAAGGATATTTTCCAAATCTGTGCGCTGAGCAGATAACAATGCGGCATGTATTGTTATTTGCTTTTGCTAATTCTTCATATATACGTTTAATTGCATAATTCAAACGTCCTATATAGGTATCATTGCCTGGGTACATGTCAGATGTTTCACCATGTTCTCCTGATGCCTTACTACGTTCATTGTAGAATCCCATAATTATTATGACGGAAACATCCTTTACATCTTCTGCATTTAGCCTATATATAGTTGAAGTTCCAAAGTTATCTGGGTCATACCCGTCTGGCGCATCTCCACTACCATCTCCATCAACCATTTGAATAATGCCTATTCCACCTTTGGCATGTGTACGAACCTTCATTCCTAACACTTCGCCGACCTGATTTTGCCAATACTTCTGTTCTGTTACGCTGTCTCCAATAGCCAGCAATATTTTACCTTTAAATCTGTTTTCTAGCTTTGTTTCAACAGTATCAACATCAACCTTCTTTTCCAGTTTTGTGTTGAGGGAATTTAAGTTCGATTCCAACACATCCAATCTGTTTTCTCCCTCACCGACAACATAGCATTTTGATGTATATGCCTTGTTTCTAGAAACGGCTACATAACTTACACCTTCTGGTATGAACAACACTCTGTCTGCGTTTACAATATCATCCAAACTTTTTGATACATCATATACACTCAGTGCCTCTGTAGCTTCCTTGTTGGCAAGTAATGCTATTGTTGCAACACGAACACCTTTCGCTGTACCAATTATCCTAAAGAACTTGTTTGGCTCTACAGGATAGTAGTCCATTGAGTAAGCCTTGTATCTAGAATCGTCTTGTATTGTTTTAGTTGACAACATATATTGGTTTTCAACTGTCTCTTCAATAGAAATCTCAGAGCGGACAATCTCACTCGTCAACATACTAATCTTGTCGGAAGAAACTTTTTGGCTTAAAGCCTTAGACTCTGAATCACCAAGTTCTTGGGAAATATCGGATTTGTCAACCTTCTTTTCTTGAAGTTCGTCAATACCTGCCTGTGCATTTTCAGCCTCCAATCCGCTCTCTTCATTATCATACATGACTTTCTTAGCTGTAGACACGTTGCCCACAGCTATCACAATCCACTTGTCAGTATTGATGTTCTCCACAGAGCCATCAGAAGCCAACTGTGCAGGAGCGGAAGTATTGCCATCAATCTTGCTCTGGTACGTTGAGCCAAGCATGGTTACCTGGTTCAATCGCTGATAGGTAGTACCTTCTTGGTACTCACCTTTCATGATTGGTATCTTACCGATATTTTGCTTTGTTGTTGCCATATTATTAATTTTATGAAATTTCTTGTTTTATGATTACGTTTCCATCCTCATCCGTTTCCACCGACTTGATAGTCGTGTCTTGCCCTAGGATAGCATTCAGTTCACCTGTATCATCGTCAAACTCAATGGCTAGAAGATTTCTGTTCAGCTTTTTGTCGAGTTCATCGTTAATCTCCGACTGATATTTTTGCTTGTCCTCGTCAAACACCTCATCAACAAACGTAGTTACATGGTCTTTGGCTGTGCTATGCAGGGCATTACCAATGTTTCCTTTTGCTATTTTTAATTTTTCAGCCATATTTACTTATATTTTTTAGTTTGCTTGAACGTTCAAAGTTACACCATTCATATATATAGCACCACTCTTATACATGTAGTAGTCCTTGCCGTTGATGGAGACAGAAGAAGTTTCCATCACGAAAGGAGCACCACCCATCGTGAAGTTGGTAAGCTTCGGAAGGGTCTTAGGCGCAAGGATAATGAAATTAACATCGTCCTTTGCCGAAGTCTTTGCGTAAGTTCCACTAGCAGACAGACGAGGCGAAAGCTTATTGGCAGCAATAGCTATGTCCGTTTCCGTTGTACCGAAGCCGTAGTAGATAGGCAACACCATTGTCACTTTACTCGATGCCGACTTTACGAGGTCGCCATGCTTTGCGGTGAGGATGATTTGCGTTTCTCCTTCCTTATTCACCTTGACAGTAACTGTATCTGCTTGCTTTACATCAATACTAACAAGAGAACCATCAACAGACAGAGCCAATGCTGTAGGCGTGATTGGCGAACCTTTGCGCTTGATAGAGTAAGTAGCTTTGATGCTTTGCTCACTACCGGTATATTCTAGCAAAGGCTTGTCAAGGGATAAAGACACCTCTAGCGGAAAGACCGTATTTTGCAGCTCTGTAAGATTATCCGTAACAACCTTCTGGCTCATTACCTTATCTGTAGCCGTCCCTGTTTCCTGAACAACAGAAACTTTGTCAAACTTCTTGGCAAGTTCCGTGTTCATCGTTTCCTTATCAGCTTTCTTTGCTAAAGCCTCATCAACATCAGCAATGTTAGCCTTGCGATTGATGGCATCCGTAATCGCCTTCTGGCTCACAAGCATAGTTGTGCTAGCACCCAATTCCTGTGCAACGGAAATAAGACTCTGCACAGTCCAAGATTTACCGTCCTCGGTCAGCAGCACATTGATGCCCTGGGCTACATCTTGATTTCCGAAGTTAGCATATTTTCCACCTTGCAGCGCAAAATAAAACATCTTTGCAGCCGTAGTATCAGGCACTGTGTCAGTAATAGCCACCCCCATATAGGTAGCACCCTTGATGGTCTTGAAATGTTCGATGATATTGGTGATAAGCTCATCCCAGTAGCTATCCCTCTGAGCGTTCACGCACCAAGTTCCTCTATCCGCATTCCAGTAATGCGCCCAGCCATCAATAGCCACATAATCACCTTCCACGCCTCCCGAAGGAAACTTCTGGTTCACCTCGTAGATACTGCCAAACTCCCCCTTGTAGTGAGGACTTGTTTTGTCTATATCATTAGCCATATCTTGTTAAATTTGTGATAATTGGTTATACTTCTCGCCCAGTTCACTCTCCTTCTTACTTATCAAGAAGATGGATATGGCACGATAGATGAGATACTTCTTACACTCGTCAGTCAGGGCTAGGATGATTTTCTGGTCTTTCACCGTTTTCCCATCCTTTTCAAGCACATCCTCCACCTTTTGATAAGGAAGGTATGTAAATAGCTCCACTTCATGGTCATACACCTTGTTTGTAGGCGTATCATGGTTAGCAGAATACCTTCCGGCAGTCCAGTACATCAGTACTCGCTTTCCTGTAGTAGGCGAAACGGTTATCATGCCCTTCGGCTTCTGCGGTGTCCCCCTAGTCCATCGAGAGGCTTGCATCTGAGCCTCCTTGCTTCCTGGGTCCATCAAAGCCACCAACGAGGAAGACCAACTTTTCAGCCTCAGCTCCACCAGCCTCAGCCAATCATCAGGTATCACAAGGCTACCATGCCCATCGGTGTATTGCGTCTGAATGGCATCGTAATCTTGCTTACCGCTTTCATTCAGCGATGCCACTACCCTCTTGGGCTGTAGCATCTGCGGTGGTGCTTGCAGCAATAGCTGCTGTGCAGCAGTCTCGATGGCTTGTTTCATTTCCTCGTCCGAATCATCGGCAAAGACATCGTTCAGCTCGTCATGCTTCACCTCGTCCAGCGCAAGCCTCATTTCCTTTACAAGGTCACTCATAAGAACTTCCATAAGCAAGAAACCTATTAACTATAAATTATAAACTATAAACTAAAACTCAATCACCATGCCAAGCTCCTTAGCCTTCTCCTTCACACTTTCAGGCGATTTCAGTTTCCTTACATCCACCTTGAAGGTCTTCTGGAGATAGTTTTTAGCCTTGGTAATGTTCTCGAAGCGAAGGGCGTTCTCGTCCTTCACCTGCTCTTCTTCATGTTGCTGCACCTGTTCCTCCTCGGGCAGACTCTCATCCTTGATGCGTCCAGCCTTCGTTAACGGATGCTTTCTGATGCAGTCAGCCACCTGCTTATTGTCCGTGAGGTAAGAATAAGCATTGTTACTGCACCTCTCAAACTCCACGCTCTTGATAAGTCCGCTTGGCAGAGTCACCACAAAGATGAGCATACTGTTTGCTACAAATCTATACATATCTTTTGTGTTTATGGGTGAAGGGATAGCGAAGCCTAGTCCGAGGTTTTTCTTCCTTACTAGAGCCTCAACTATCCCCGAGTTTTGATATATGTTAGAAAACTATCAGTTCCCTTTGCGATGATTAAGCAGCCTCCTGAATCTGCTCATCGGTCACACCGTTCTCTGTGAAGGTAGGGCGAGAAACACGAGCATGGGCATCCGGGAATGTCAGAACCCAACAGCTATACTCCTCCATTACCACACCTGCGGTGTTGCGAATCAGCAAGTCCTTGGCATTAAACTCATTTCGTGACCAAGTACCAAATACATACTTGTCGAGATAACGAGCATCCAAACAGAAGGCTCTACCATCCATGCCCCAACTATTGAAGGCATCGTGGCGATAAATGAGAATTTTAGTTCCCATGCTTTCGAACTTCTCAAAGTCGAGTTTCCATCCCTGGTAGTCCTTTTCGGTCTGTGTAATGATGCGCTTGTTAGAGCGAAGGTTAGCAAATGCCTGATAAATCAAGTTGTCCACGAAGAGCAACTTGGTACGGCTAGAGTTACCTGCACCCTTCAACATAGCAGCAATAAATGAGGTCAGCTCCTTCTCACTAATCACATACTCATATACCTGCTTGGTCTCTTCCTTCGTACCGGAAGAAGCCTCATCAGGTACGGTCACTTTTACGGTTACAGGCACTAGAGTACCATCAGCCTGCTTACGCATCTTTGGCTCCCAGTGTCCAATCTGCAAATCCTTACCTGCTTCCCAGAAGATGCCACCCATGGTATAAACAAGACCTACATCCTTGCCACCATTCGACATAGAGCGATAGCCAAACAGTCCGCTCAGCTCCTGACCCTGGCGCATATCGTCCATAGCCATCTTCTCCTGGCGTGTGAAGTCCCACTGCACCTGGGTCTTGCTCATACGGTCGATAAGAGACTCCTCAACCTGCATGATGAATCGCTGGCAATACTGGAAGCTCTTGTCTGGCATAGAGTAGTAGCTACCAGTCTCTACCTCTTTTTCACCAGCAGCTCGTCCCAGTCGCATTACTACAGTACCAGCCTCAATATCTTCAGGAATGTCCCGGTTACCACGACTGGCGTTTTTCTTTCCATTCAGCGCATAGCATGTAGGGTTTCCATCGTTATCTACCTCTGTTACACGCAGCTGCAAAGGAATCATCGTGCTTCGGTCAGTACCGTTGTCCTGATAGCCAAGACAGCTTTTAATCATAATGATGTCACCAGTACCAAACACTGTCGCATTTTCCACCGTTAGCTTTACAGAGCCACCGTTTGTAGTTTTACTTAACTTCGCTGCAAGTTTTGTTTTGATTGGTCGCTGACCGATGGAATAGTACTCAATGCGGTTACTGTCCACAGGAGTCATTCGCTTCGAGGCTCGAAGAATCTGGTCGATTGGGCAACTCTCCAGCTTCATTTCCACCACGGTAGGGTTCACATGAGCCACATAGTAGTCCCAGTTGTTCATCTTCTCCTGTTGCTCTTGGCTTCCACCCTGCCACTTTGGACCCGTGCCACCTACACCTGGTCCATCCGTTGGACCTGTAGGACCACCGCCACCTTCACCTGCTGGAATATTAGGAGGAGTTTCTGCCATAGCATAAGAGCTGCCACCACTCAGAATCATGACGAAAATCGCCATCATGAATCCAAACCATTTCTTAAACTGTTTCATAATCTACAATTTTTAAACTATTAATTATTAACTATAAATTCTTAATTGATAAGAGCTACATTCCAACCATCTGGCTGTACACCTGTTCAGTACGGCTCTTCTCCTTTGGAAGAGAAGGAGCACCACCGCCACCATTGATATTGATGTTCCGCTTGCCACCCTGTCTTCCATCATGTAGCTGCTTCTGTTGGTCGATTTTCTCGTTCTTGCCACGCTTGTAGCCACGTTCCTCGGCATCAGCCACAGCCTTGTCGAAATCCTTGATTTGGAAGAGACGCAAGAAGTCAGCCTTCTTCAATTCATAGCGAGCTGCACGCCATACGAATCCATCATCATCGTGGTCTTCGCCATCATCACTGCGCTTATACATCCACTCTATCAAATCCTTGATAGACTCGGGCTTAATCTTGGCTTCCTTCATGGCTGCATCAAGTTCCTTATCCTCTTGCTTCATGTTGGCTGCAAGAGTCTCCTTGCCCTTGGCTAGCTTCTCGCTCGCATCGAGTTTTTCCTTCTCGCTAGCCTTCAAGCGTTTCCTAGCCTCATCGTCACCATTGATGGCTTCGATGTAGTCCTGTCCTAGCTCGTCTATCAAGTAGTCGATAAGGTTGAAGTCGCCACCGTCTGCATTTTTCTTGGTCACAAGACCTGTCACCAGCCCAGGCGCATGAGGATTTTCTTTCAGCATATTGTTGAAGTCGTCCATCCTTTTCTTGCTTTGGTCGTACTGGTCGTAATCGGTCGCAATTTGGTTAAAAACAGCCTCATCATCGTCCATATTCAGGTCGGGATAACGCTGAGCAAGACGCTCTCTGAAAGAATCTCGCTTTGATTTAACATTCTGATTATCAATCGTTTCTTTTGCCATAAACGTTCATTTTTAATATTTGTGTGCTAAATTAAGCAAAATTTCGCATTACTTTGTGATAAGTTCTGCATCTTGATGAATTAATTTTGTTGGCATGAAACATCTAAATTCCATATCCGAAATTTACCTTAAAAGAGACCAGGAAATGTTTCTGCTCTTTCGTAAGGCCAAGAGGATGGTAGAATATCCTACCACCATGGCTAAGATATGCGATTACATCGCCAAGATGCCAGCCTCTTGTTATTATCTCGCTGATAGCACAGCCTATCGGTATGTATGCAAACGCATCAAGGGGGAAAAGCCTAAGTTCGGCAAATACCAAGCCATGAAGGAAAAGCTATTCGAAGCCTTCTATCAGGATTTCTTGCGCCTCCGTCAGATGGAACAATACAAGGAATACAACACCAAGCATCTTGTGTATGTGTGCCTAGACCTCCCTGCGCCCAACATGGGGATGGCACCTCGCTACATACAGATGAAAATCAACAATTATTTCCGCAATAAGAAAACATCATTCATCACTCGATAAAACTCTCTTTCATTATGCGTACATTATATATAACACTCCTCATCGTCCTCCTGATGGCTTTCATCATTCCGCTGCACGCCAATCTTGCTGTGTCGCCATCCTCGCCTCAATACTCCCATTTCGTTTACATGTTCGGTCATGCCAACTTCATCCATTGGGCTGTTAATGCCTGGTGCCTCTTGATGGTGCATCGTCTGTTTCGCTTTCATCGAGTGCTGGCTTCGTGGCTTGCCTCCGTTGGTCTCTCCTTCCTTTATTATCCGTCCCTCCCAGTCTTGGGCGCATCGGTCATTATATCTTTCTTCATGGGCTTCACCGCTCCGTGGCTCTACAGGCGAAAACGCTTAGCCTTCTGGCAGATGCTCATCCTCCTAGTGATTGGATGCCTCCTCCCTCACATAGCTGGCATCTATCACCTCATCCTCTTTGCCATCGGATTCATCTATGCCAAGGCAGAAGGATTCATTCGCAAGTCTCAAAAACTCAACATTTAACATTCAACACTCAACATTAAAAATAAAAAATGCCAGTAGCAAAGTCTTCATTAAAGGTACGACCTCAGCAGCAGATTTCCGAAAAAAAGCTCAAAGAACTTCTAGAGGAAGATAAGAGAAGGCTCACAAGCCTCCTCGCTAGCTATCGTCCCATTACTGGAGAAAACGCCCCTGGTCTTCGTTTCGAGTGTGTCATTGAGGATTTCTTAAAAGGCAAGAAGCTTTGGCTTCCGGTAGAAATGTTGAAGGAAAAGAAGTTCTGCGCCATCATCAAGTGCGGTTCCATCCAAGCCTTCTGCGAGAAGTATATGGCAGACCTGGATCAAGAAAAGGCACGCGATGCAGTATTCCGCTATCTCATCCGTCTCCGCTGCAAGCACGATTTCTATTTCTTCGCCTACGCCTATGCCCGAATCAAGAACAAGGATGGTGGCGATGATATACCTTTTCTTCTTCGCAATGCCCAGATTAAGTTAGCCAAGGTCTTCGAGCAGTTGCGCCTTCATAGTCAGTACCGCTATATCCGTGTCATTCTCTTGAAGTGTCGCCAATGGGGTGGTTCTACCCTCACCGACATCTACATGGCATGGCTGCAAATCTTCTGGAAGACCAACTGGAACAGCAACATCGTGGGTCACCAGTCTTCTTCTGCTACCCAGGTGTTCGATATGTACGAGAAACTTATCAACGCCATCCCTACATGGCTCTTCTACGACATCGGGCAACCATTCAAACCTGATACTCGCAAGTTGAAGACTTCTGGCACCATTCAGAACATCAAGTACCTCATCCCTCGTTCCTGCAAGATTCAGACTGGTTCGGCTCGTAACCCTGAGTCCTGTCGTTCCGGTGATGCTGCCCTCGCACATATCACCGAGGAAGCCTTCTTCCCGAATACTACTGAGTGGACCCCAGCAAAGGTTATCAAGGCTGCTTCTTCATCCATCCAGCCAGACCCTCTTACCTTCATTGTCCGTGAGTCCACCCCTAATGGTCGTGAAAACGAGTTCCATGATGCTTGGGTAGCTGCCAACTCCGTGGATAAGGATGGCAAACCTCTCTCTGCTTATACGCCTGTCTTCGTGGCATGGTTCGAGATTGAGAAATATGTACTCCCATTCGCCTCCGAGGATGAGCGTGCCGATTTCATCATCTGGCTGTGGAAGAATCGCAATGACGAGCAAGGTCATGGAAAGTATTATTGGTGGCTCTACGAGTGCAAGGGCGCTTCCTTCGAGGGCATCCATTGGTACATCGAGAAGTCCAAGGAGTATGAGACTCTTGACGATATGCGTCAGGAGTTCCCTTCCGATGACGTGGAAGCCTTCCTGTTCTCTGGTACTACTGTCTTCGACCCTTACAAGTTGAAGGAGATGGAAGAGGACTGCAAGGGCATCGAGCCTATCATGGTGGGCGACATCGAGGGAGATTCCTACGATGCAGCCGACCCTGCTTGCATGAACAACATCCGTTTCGTAGAGCGTGCTGGTGGACCTCTCAAAGTTTGGGCTGGACCCGATAACTCCGAGATTGTCAAGCATCGTTACGTTGTAGCCTGCGATATTGGTGGTTCACATAAAACCTCCGACTTCTCCGACATCGTGGTGCTCGACCGCTACGATGAAATCTATGGTGGTGTTCCCGAGATTGTAGCCGAATGGCATGGTCACTGCGATGCCGACCAACTCGCCATGCGTTGCGCCCAGATTGCTCATTTCTTTAATGATGCCTTCCTGGTTATCGAGAACAATACCGCTTACTCTCGTATGAACAATACCGAGGGCAACCAGTCAGAGCTGTTCTTCCCTATCCTCATCCCTCTCTACAGTAATCTGTATAGTGCTTCTCAGTCCAAGTTGAAGAAGGTGAAGAACATAGAGATGAAATGGGGATTCAATACTAACAAGGCTACCAAGGTGGCAGTAGTGAAGACCATGGCACGCATCATCCGAGACGGTGGCTATATGGAGCGTGAGCTTGCAGCCATCGATGAATGCACCTACTTCCTCTACTACAAGCAAAACGACTGCTACGGTGCCATTGCAGGCAAGCACGATGACCGTGTGATGGCTAGAGCCATCGCCCTCTACGTAGAAAAGGACATGCCAGCACCTGAAATCGTTCCATTCCGTTCAAAGGCAGAGATAGAGCGTGAACGCCTCCGCAACCGCCCACCTGTAGTAGCCGAGCTGTCAGGCATAGGTGGTGGCAGCTAGCCCTCTCCCTGAGCCACCGTTCCAGGCGATTCCATCGCCTGTCCATATAAGTTAACAATTAAAAGTAAAAAGAAAAATGAAAAAAGTTTATCAAAATCATCTTCGCAAGATGCTGATAGCCATCTACCAGCCAGTCATCACTCGTATCGAACTCTTCCGCTCCACTCGTATGTGGCAGAAGGGAGTGAAAGCCACCCTTGCTAAGTACAAGGAAGGTGGTGCGCCTCGCTTCTACATGCTCTACGACCAGTCTCACAAGGATTGGGCGATTATGACCTACGACCCCAACCGCAAGAGCATGCTCGCCTATAGAAGATTAGTCCAGATGGGCAAATGGAAGGCAACACGCTATTTCAAAAACGTAGAAGACATCAAGGCTGCATCCTTCTACTACACACCTTCCAAGTGGGGTGCCATCGGCTGCGATGCCGACAACAAGGTTAGAGCCAAGAAGTTGAAGCAGTGGCAAGACTATTACATGTATCGTGTTTCCGTCCCGATGGAAAAGCTACGTTCCTACAAGAAGAAATATGGTATAGCTTAAGCCCACACAAAACAAAAGGAAGAGAAAGCCATCACGGTTTCCTCTTCCTCATCTTTTTACCTTTAAACTAAAAACCTATAAACAATCTACTAACTAAAAACTTAAGAGTTTATTATGATTCTAAGAACTTTCCTTTTTATGTGCCCGATGATGGCAAAGTTGCCAAGTCATTTACACCATCGCTTGCATCTTTCAAGTGTGTTGCTGGCGTACCTGTCTGCTGTTGTCCTGCTCCTGCTGTAGGCATTTCGCCATTCGCTTGCTGCTGCGCTTGCATAGCCTGTAGCTTCTCTAGCTGTTCCTTGAAGTACTTCTTCATTCTGCTAGTACCAGGGAATTGTCCTACGGTCAGCATCGTATATGGGTCCATCTTACCACTAACCATCATCTGCCAAGCCATATCGTTATTAGCATTTCTGATAAGTGGACTGTAAGCGTCCAAGTCGATGGAAACATCTAAATCCATATCCCTCATGGTCTCTGGATTGAAATGTGTCTCGAAATCGTCCCCTGTCAGTTTCACGCTATCCGCTGAGGTACAAAACTCTTGTATGAGATACAGCTTCTTCTTGGCGATTCTCACCTTGAAGTTATTGAAGCTCTCCACAAAATCTTGTATTGTGGTAGAAGAACTTTCCCTTTCCAGTTGGTATTGCTTACCGCTAGTGTTGCGATGAACGCCTTGCAGAGCACCCTGCACGCCTGTACCCTCACTTGCCATGGTCTTGGCGAAGTTAACCATGAAGTCAACTCCTGCCGGAATACTCTTGTTGACCAAAGTCTGCGGTGGCTTGCCTCCGTTTTTGGAGTTCCACAAGATGATGCTATCTGTTTTGGTATAATTCACTTGCATTTCATCGATGCTTTGCTTTTCGCTCAGAGCATTCTCATCCACAAGCATCGTACCCTTGGCACCATTCGCTACAATGAAGTTTATCATCATCATATAGTGGTTCAAGGTGCGTTGATTATTCTCGGCACGCATCGAAAAACTTCTTACCTCGCCATTCAGGCAAGGATATGCCACGAAGGTATATGGCATGATGGAAGTTCTGAAACCGTCTCTCAGAACATAGTAAGGCGATTCCCTCGCATCCAGCAGATAGCCATTCGGAGTTAGGTATCTTCTGTACCAATAGGTCTCAACCTCATCCTTCATTTCGATGGTCTTAAGCTCTGATGGGTCCACATAATAGATAGGCTCACCGTTCTCATCGAGCACAGGCAGACCGTTCTCGTCCTTCATGATGTTGGCTTCCTCTAGCTTCCGCTTCTTCTCCTCGTAGAAAGCTCGTTGGTCAGGAGAGGCATATCCGCTAGTTCCTGCATCCCAGTCATGCACCCAGATGGCTGGTCTAGTCTCCTTCGTCCATATCTCCAATACCCTGTACTTGCCGATTACCGAAGAATGGGTGAAATCGTCTATCCCTGCATACTGCGCTTCACCATTCGGGTGATAAGTCTGTTCTGGAGCGAAATGATGCTGTGTCTGTAGATATATCTCGCTCAGTTTGTCCACCTCAGCCTTGCTTCCATCGGTGAAGGTGGCGATTATCTCTCGCCAAGTCAAATCGTGAGCCTCAGCGATAAATTCTATGTCGCTCAGGTCATACTTGAAGAAAGGTGGCAACGCTATCTTAAAGATGTCTACCATGTAGTCAAAGATGCCATTCTTGCCATCCTTCCTGCCATAGTAGGTTTTCATGCCCACGAAGGCGAAGACACAGAAGGCATAAAACATTCTCGCATCTAGCTCCTGTCGGTCGTTCAAGTTGTCGTTCTGCCGAAGGTATTCATTGAAGAAATTGATATAGTCCTCCTCGTTGGGGTCTACGGCACTGCAAGAGGCTGTACTGCGCTGCTGGCGCACAAGTCCTACGAGAGAAAGCAGCTTGTCACCTATCACATCATATTCCAGTATAGGCATACCCTTCATTTCCATATACTGACGGATGCTTATCTTTCTGCCGTTCCACTCTATCAGTTCTTCCAGCTGTCTGCCCATCACGAAGTCCTGCGCTCGCTTCCACTTCTTTCTCAGCTCTGCGCCATCATAGAAGTATTGGCAAGCCCATTCTATCAGCCGAAGGTTGCTGTCCGTCTGGGCAAACCGCTCCCTACTCACTCCCTCCAGGGAGTCAGGTCCAGGCTCGGCATAGTTCGAAATATCATTTATAACACGATTATCTGGCATAATTCTTAATTTTTCGCCAAAAATACCGCCTTTTTCTCACTTCTTAGTGATAAGTTGCGCAACTTAACATTACTTTCTCATATTTTCCCCTTATTTTTGTTCCGCAATTCTTTTAAATGTAGAATTTCTAATATATTAGATAGTATGAGTAAATCAATCAATGTTCACGAAGCCTGCGTCATCACCAAGGATGATAAAGGCAACCTCTCCCTGGTAGGCAAGGCGAAAGAAGCCCTCACCACCTTGAAGAAGAATAAGGTTTCCGTCTGCATTCTCCTCTGTGACAACAAGAAGGAGGACGTGGAAAAGTTACTTAACGACAATAATGTACCATTCTCCTCTATCTACACCAAGGAAGAGACCGATAAGGATGGCAACACAAAGCATGTTGACCCACCAAAGGCAGATGTCACCATCATGCCAAGCTCCAAGGTCATCACCCTTCGAGACGATTGGCAGTGGTGCTTGGATGATATTGCTCACCGTCTTTGGGGAGAAAAAAAGAAAGAAGCTCCCAAGAGTGAACAGCAGAGCATGGACGAAGCCATGAAGCGTTACATCGATTGGGCGAAGCCAAAGAAGGCAGAAGACAACGGACCCACTCAGCTAGGTTAATCATCGCTCCAACATCTTCAAAATACGATTTTCATTTTTTTATAAAAATATAATTTATTTGGAATTTAGAATTTTACGACTATCAAAAAGGGACTCGCTGTGAAGCAAGTCCCTTTTCTTTTTCTGAGTTACGAGTAAGCCCTCGTAGCTTTTATCATGCCGGGCTACTCCATTCCATTCAATGTTTCCAGCAGCTCCTTTCTGGTCTTGCGAATCTCCACCATTTTGGCGGCATCGTTCTGACCGTCCATTTGCTTCTTGGCTTTGTTCATCTTCTTCTTGGCAGCAGAGATAGCCTTTCTAACTGCAAACAGTCGCTTGTTGGTCTTGCTGTTCTTGAAGGCGTTTGCCTTCGCCTTGTCAACATCCTTCAAGCGTAGATACTCATCGTAGGTCTCCATCGTTCCGTTCCATACAGCCTGTATTCTCCAGTCCTCTGTCACATCCTCCGATTTCGCCTTCATCAAGTACTTGTTTTCAGCCTTTTCCATCTCCTTCAAATCATCCTCCCCATTCAGGTAGCTCTGCACCATGTCCAGTGCCTCCTTCTGGGTGAATGCCTTGTAGGCACTCATAGAGAGGAATTTCTTCATCTTCTGGCGCATCTTCTTCTTTTCCGTGATACTCTTAGCCTCATCGAAGCGTTCGCTAGCCACCTGCAAGGAAGTAATGCCATCCTTCATTTCAGCACTCTCCAATGCCTTCACGCTACCGATGGCTGCTTTTATCTGCTCCTCGGGGTCGATGCCATTGCGCTCACAGCTCTGGTAGGTCATTACCACGCCCTCCATGTCACCGCTCAGGATGAAGTCCTTGAAGTAGCTCTGAGCCTTCCAAGGAGAGAATCCCTTTGAAGATGGGAAGAAGAAATCCACTGCCTTAAACTCCTTGTTCTCCTGGCTCGGTATCAAGAACGGTGCCCAGTAGAGCGCATCCTTGTAGAGCAGACCGATGGTCTTGCCATACTTTCTCTGAATCTCTTGGTCAGCATGGCTGGCTTGGAAGTCGCTCAGATAGTTTATATCGTCCAAGGTCATTCTCACCATTGGGTTCGCCTTGCCTATCATTCGCTGCACCATAGGGCCAGGGAACTCTAGTTCTCCCTTATGGTTGAAGAGATATTCAGGCACCTCTCGGAACTGCTTACCATGTCGGATATACATTTCCGTTCCGTCCGCATATCTGCCCATAAAGATTTTGCTCTGTTGTCCTAGGCTGTTTCCACGCATCATATAGTCAAACCACTTCATGCCATCAGGATAAGCCAGTTCGTAAGGGCTACGGTAGTTAGGGTTGGTCTTCCTCAACTCCTCAGCCCTCTTGCGTTCCTTCTCCTCGTCCAGGGCACGGAAGGCTGCATTGATACCGTTGGCAATAGCCTCGTAGAACACCATGAAGCCCAATCCATAGCAGAGAAACGAAGAAATCTGTCTAGCCCTTCTGCCCTCGTCTTCTGGAGTAAGATTCTTATGATAGAGTCTCTTGTAATACTCCTTGAAGTTCTCCAAGGTAGCCTCGTTCCATACAGAGCCATATCCTGTGAGTGCAAGGAAGTGGCGAGTAGTAGAAGCGTTCCAGTCTGGTGAAAGAAGAACTCTTCCTGCATAGCGCAAGGTTCGATGGCTGGCACCAAGTACATCCCAGTGCTGACCGCCAAACATATCGTTCACAAACTGACCGTCCTCGTCCAAAGCCCGGCTCAGTTCCTCCTCAGTCCATCCCTTCTTCTTGGCTCGCTCCTTGGTCTTGTCTGCCCTCATCCGGTAGGTAGCAAGTTTCAGTCCGTCATGGAGGAAATCCCACAAGGCTCTATCCATGCCCTTGTTGATGAGCGAAAGCATCTGAGTCGCCACCTTCAAAGGCATAGTAGCCATAGCCACCGTTCCGGAAATTCCATTTCCGTCCTTCAACTTCTCCTGCACCTTCATCATCGCATCGCGCATATTATCGAACATGTTCTGCACATCCGCTGCTGCATAGTCGTTGGTCGCTCCAAACTTCACCAAGTGGGTTGCAGCCTCTTGGAAGTCCTGCGGATTGGCGAAGCATGGCAACTGATGATTCTTCATCGTATCGACAAAAATGTACTTCATAAAGTTGGCGAGTGCCTTCTTAGGTCCATACTCTACCATGTTCTGCACCATATACACCTCGGTCAGTGCTCCTGCGTGGAATCCACTGAAGCCAAGTTCCAACTTCTTCATGCTCGATGCCATAGTGTCAAACGCCTTCCAGAAAGGAGTTGACTGATAGGTATCGAACACGACTCCGAATCTATCTCCTGCACTTGCCTCCGAATAGAGCACCTTATCCTTGCCAGTGATAGGGTTCTTCACCTTCATCTGCTTAGGCGATACATTATATACCCATACAGGACCCACACCTGGAATCTCGAAGTATTTGTATTGCTCCAAGTTGAAAGGTGCAACCGAAGAAAGCAGTGGGTCAGAAGAAATAATCTCTCCGTCCTCGTTGCGCTCAATTACGTTCAGGCCGCTCACCTCTTGGAGCATCGTCTTGTTAGCCCAAGCCTCGATGTTACTTCTGCTGTAGTAAGCCATCATCTTGGTGATGTCCGTGGTCTTAGGCACAAGTCCAACCTCCAAACCTTCCATGATGGTGTTTATCTGGCGTGGCTTCTCGTTCGGGCTTTTTGTGCGCTGTCTGTTCTCCACATACATGGCATAGGCATTCTTATCCGATTTTTCCTTATCCCAAAGGTGGTTTACGTAGTCCACGGTGAAACCAGTGTCTGCCTTCAAGGTATTGTTGTCCTTCAACCAGTCGAAGGTATAGTTATACCAGTCTCTGATGGAATCAAGCACGCTCTTCATTGGCTCGCTCAGATTCTTGTAGTCCACACCGTAAGGAGTGATACGGTTCAATATGATAGGCAAAACATTCTTATTCAAGATGTCCGTACCATCAATAGGCACAAATCCAGGTTCTTTCTCATGGTTGCCATTGATGATGTTGGCTACCTTGCTAGCTACCTCTGTTGCGCCCTTCATATCATCGAAGAGTTCTACCTCTTTTCCATTCTTCAGTTCCGTATGTGTATTGGCTGTCACCTCGGCAAGTTTTGGGCGAAGTTCCTGTATAGCCTCCACATCGTTAGGAGTGATATGGATATGTCCCTCACCAAACACACCTGTAGAGTTCAGCTTGTAGGCGATTTCTCTGATGCGTCTAGGTGCCTCTATTATATAAGGTATAGCCTCAGCTAGCTTTTCAGCCTTGTTTGGCTTGCCTTGGTAGTCGGAAAGCAACTTATCGAAAGCACCGCTCTCAGCCATCTTCTCGATGCTGTTCTTCACATCATTGATATAGATGGCATCGTCTGCGCTAGCCTCCTCCATATTCTTTCTACGATGGATAACCGCATGTTTCACGGTGATTGCAGCTCCCTCCTTGCTCACATCGGTACTAGTCACCTCTGCCAAGTCCTGCATCACTTCCTGCTCCAAGGCATCAGCCTCTGGATTGGTCTCGGCTGGGTATATCTTGCCCTCGTACAAGTCTAGGTCGGCATCGTTCTGCTCGTTCAGTTCGTGTCTAGTCAGCCAGTCCTCATACTTCTGTCTAGCCTCGTCCTGCTTCTGCTTCTCGAAGGAGAACATATCAGGCATAGGGTTCTCCTTATCGCCCATAGCATCGTTCCATTTCTCCCACTCCTTATAGCGGTTCATAAAGGCATCATCGCTTTCGCCTTCCTTGCGCTCTGGGCGAAGTGGCATTTCCTCGCCTCTCAGTCCATGGCTATCACGCCACTCCTTGTTAAGGCGTTCCCATTCCTTCTTGCCCTCGGCATCCTTATCGAAGTCATAGAACATAGGTGGCTCTGGGTCTTCCTTATCCTCTCGGGCTTCCTTCCATCGCTTCCATTCCATCACTCGCTTCATGTATTGGATGGTACTCTCACCCTTCTTCTGTCTCGGCTTGCCCTTGCCAGCACCATCAGCTAGCGCATCCTTGATTTCGGCATTGCTAGCCTGTGCCATCATAGCCTCCTGCTTCTCCTTCGGCATATTGTCCCAAACGTGCAAAGCCTTACCTGCCTTCATCAGATAATATCTCAAATCCTTGTCGTTCAGAAGTCCAGGCACACGGATGCCCAATTTCTTAAGCACCTTGATGAGATAATGCTTTATCTTAGTCCACAGAGAAAAGTCCTCAGCTGTAGTTGGACCCTCCTCTGCAAGATGTGCGATATACTCCTGCGTGCCGATATTGATGCGGTCAGGATTGTTCCAACCTGGATCATACTGATAAGCGAAGTCGAGAATCTTGCCCCTCGTCTTCTTATCTACAGACTTATATACGAAGTCCGCAAACTTTCTCACGCCCTGCTCACCACCAAGCAGCACTTCCATACCCTCATGTCCTATCTTCTCATGGAAGACGGTTCTCTGAGCCTCATCGGCATCAGCACAGTTAGGCAGATAAACATGAACCGTATGCGTAGTTGGGTCATACCATCCGGTAGCACCATTCTTCACATCACTCAGATAAGCATCAGGAACCTCATCCACAGAAGTGTAAACCGTAGCCTCAGCACCACCCAGTTTGTTGGCAGTGTTCACCACCCGGTCACTCACCTGTTTCTGCTTGTCAGCATCCCAGTTATTCTTAAATATAGAGCTGCCAAGTCTAGCCAGCACATTTCTGCCGGATAAGTCATCCTTATTCAGCAGAGGAGCAATCACGCCCTTGGTCAACTGCACTGGAATACCATTGCCAATGATGGTATGCGCCAAAGATTCTGTCTTAGGCAACAGATAGTCATCGCCCAGTCCGGTTATTCTAGCCAATACCCTGCCATCAGCACGCAACACCTTTCCACCCGGCATGATAATCACGTCTCCGCTCTTGGTTCTCAGCGTTGGCAGAATCTCATCCCCATAGGCATGAGGAATCTTGCCATCGGCATAGGCACTACCCATGACGTAAAGAGGCTTCTCCACCTTCTGCCAGTCTATACCGTCAGCCTTCAATCTGGCATCCATCCATGGTGCCACACCGCTTTTCTTTTCCGTCAGGGTAGGAAGAATATCCTCCACAGCCTCTAGCCATCCACCCTTGCGTGGTTGCTTCTTAGGCTTCTCCGGCAGTTCTCCGTCCTTCACGGCTCTAACAATCAGTCGCTCCCTGCTGGTATAGCCACCATAGTCAGCAGCATTATACACGTCAGCATCCCATTTGTAGCCATTCTTGTCAAGTGCCTGGGTGATAATCTTCATCGCCTCAGAGTCCTTGTAACCCTTCACGTTCTCTATAGTCACCACTCGCGGTTTCACGGCATCAATGAAGTCGGCAGTACTCTTGGCAGTCTCCTTGTCAAGCTCCACCTCGACCCCATTGCTCTTTGCCTGAGAGTAGTTCTTGCATACAGGCGAAGCATGGAAATACTCCACCTCGCCATCAATATGCTTCACCAGTTCCTTAGGGTCCACGTCTCTCACGTCAGCCGTAACAATATGCTGCCCGAAGTTATTCCGATACACGCCACTTATCTTCCGGTCATACTCCACAGCCACCACTGGGTCGATAATGCCCTTCAATCCCTCTTCAACCAGACCACCACCACTAAAGTAGGTGCCGGCCTTCATCAGCGAATCAGGATGCTTCTGCAACTTCTGCTCCAAGATAGGAGATTGCGCATTTTTACCGTACACCTTGGAATAATGCACACCATCATTCTCACCTCCTACGATTCTGCCTCTGTTATCGGTCTCGACAAATGGCACACCTCGCTTCTCCAACTCTTTTCTCAGACTTGGAGTAACCACATTCGAAGGCATAGTAATATTCTTGCCCTTGAACATATCATTAACGATAACATCAGCTACCTCGCTGTCAGGCACAATACGCACAGGCTTATCCCAACGAGAAAGCACCACCTTGCGCTTGCCTGTCAACTGTCCTTGGATGATACCTGCCTTCCACTCTACTTCGCCCACGGCATCCTTGGCTTTATCAGCCTTGTAGCCACTGGTCAGCTCGCTCTTTGGCACCTCAACCTCCACGGTTACGATGTTAGGGCGGTTCTGCGCCTCGCTAAACTGGTCGTTCAGTGGAGTGCGAGAAGTATGAAGGTAAGGATTATAAGCAGCCTTAAGCGACTTTCCGTTACCTTTGTTTAGGGTAAACATGCCCTTATCATCTGCAAGCTCTGGTCGCTCATCTGCCTGTTCCCACTTACCGAGTTCGATAGGTTCCACAAACTTGCCCTTCACCTTTGCAGCCATCGGTGGATAGAGTTTTCCATCTTCGCCTACCTGCATGGCACGATAAACCTTCACCGTGTCTTCTTTATCCAGCTTCTTGATGGTCTCAGGGTCTTTCACGATGCTATAGCTAGCATCATTGCCATTCATCACGATTTGCTCATCACGGTTCACATCCTCCGTCTCGGAAGCTAACGAGTTTCTGCGCTCCTCATCGGTCATACCCAAACGCTTCTCCACGTTACGAGCCTCAACCTCACCTGCCAACTTTCTATATTCTTGGTAAGAATCAAAGTCTGTACGTTGGAACCTATCCAAACGGAAACGCTTAATGGTATCATCCATACTTCTGTCTGCATAGCCACGTGCGAAGTAGTTGAATCCCTTAATTCGGGTTTCCTTATCAGGAATGAACTCAGGCATATCCATGTCCTTATATTCCTGTATAAGGGCTTTCTCTACAGCAGATTGGTTATACTCACCACCCATTTCCTTGGCTTTCTCTTCCAATTCAAAGGCATAGGAACGTGCCTTCCATTCAGCCTTAGCTGCTTTGAAATCTCTCTCCACCTGTTCGGGTGTGCCACCATGCGCAAAACCCTCTTCATGCTGAATTACGTGCTGAATTTCATGATTCAGAATGCTATTCAGATACTTTAATTCATCCGCATGAATGGTTATAGTCTTTGTTTGTGGATTGTATTCCCCATTTGAAGGCATGTCATTCATTACTGCATCAGTATGGATTTTAATATTTTTCAACTGAGGATAAGCCTCAAAAAGCTTTGGTGCATCCACAGCATCTTCCAACTTACCATCAGTCCATAGCATATCCTCTTCGAAACGCTTAACGATATTTCCACCACCTACATCGATGGTGTCCTTTATCTTGGCATCAGGCATTTCATATCTCCACTTGCCATCCACGCCTTTCTCCCAACCTGTAGCCATTTTGATAGCCTTGGCATCCTTCTTTGCTTCTTCCATCTGCTTAGCAACATCCAGATTATCCATGCGGATAGTTTGCTCCTCAGCCTTATCAGCCTCGGCAGCTCCCTTCTCTCCAGCAAACATGAAGCGAATATCGCTCTTGCGAGAATTGAAACGCTTAGAAGGAGGAATAACGTCACCCTCATCATCATAGGTAACAAGGTCGTTCAACTTTCTATTATTCTTGGCATTCTTGTATTTATACGCCTTGCCATCATCAAAGCCAAACTCATTAGCATCATTACCGTCCCACCACAGTTGATTAGCAGGCACTTCATCTTCAATGATACGATATTTGCCTTCCAGTCGGTTCGTTCCGTGCATTTCGGCATATTTCTTAGAAGGAGTAACCCAGTCACCATTACGCAACTTTCCTTCTTTCACAGAAGTTGGAACAGCACGATAAACCTTTACCTTAATATCCTTCTCGCCATTCTTAATGGCATCAATAGCCGTATTGATGGCTTTCACAGATTCCAATCCATGAGGAGTGTTCTGCGAATAACGCTCAGGGTGAGAGAAGTAATCATCCGGCTGAGGAGTGTACCCCAAAGCCATATCCTCCAGGTTTACATCTGAGCCACTGGATTCCCAATCGTCACGTCTCGCCTTGTCGCTTTCATATCCAGGGTTTCCCGGTGCAGCCCATGCACCTACGCCCTGATATGCGCTTTCGGTATCGTCATATCCCTTACGTCTGGCAACCTCATCAAGCATTTCCCTGGCTGTAGCATCATCACCCTTAGCAAGAGCATCCATATACTGCTTGTCAAGTTTATCTTCAGGAATCAAAGAAAGTTCCTCCAAGTGCTTTTTGCGATTGGCTTCCTCTTCCTCTGCTCTCTTTCTAGCAGCTTCCATAGCATTACGCTCTGCTTCAACCTGCTTTCTTCGTTCCTCAATCATTGCATCAAGGTCACCAAAATTCACCTTCAAGGCTTCATTTATAGGTTTGGTGTACTTAACAACATCCTTAAATGAGAAAATGTTACCTTCATTTACCTGCATTAAGTGACGCTTAATATTGGCTCTGGCACGTGCAGCCTCAGCAGTAGACCCCTTCTTAATAGCATTGGCATACATCGCCACATCAGCCTCATCTACACCAAATTGCTGAGATACAGCCTTTATTTTATCCTCCACAGATAAATTTCCACCATTTTCCTTGGTGATTTCAAAGGAATTGCGTATCTTTGCATCGCTATGAGGATTCAGGACGCTATCCTTTCCGCTTGGGTTATTTGCGGATGGAGTTAATGCCGAACCTTGATTCTCGCCCAAGGAATTAGAATCGCCTCTGAAACGATTCCATAGCATTTTTGATTCCGTTAATTCTTTCAACAATTTTGAAGGCTCTATTTGATGGGCACTGATTGAAACTTCATCCTCGCCTTGCTTTACGGTGATTGATTCAAAGTTCAGAATCTTTGTTCCGTCTACTTTCTTGAAAGACTTTACAAACAGATACTTGGTCTGTCTTTCTGCACCTTCTTTAGGAGCAGGCTTCTCTAAGATAACATCTGGACGCTCCAAGGTAGGTTTCAATAGACCAAATCGTTTGATTCTGTCTTCTCTACCAGCCTTTTTATATTGGTTTTCACCTAACTTGATGCTACCTATTGGTGTATTGACACGACCATCCTTGCCGAAATCCTGTAACCAGTTATTCTCTGTATGTTCGAGGATTCTTTCAGGCTCGGCATTATCAGCCATCTGCTGGCGTAAAGACACAGCTTCGTCCTTGGTCATTTGACCTTTCAGCACGGTACGTGGGTCCACTCCCTGCGCCAAGTCTCTCAGCACAAGGTTACGAATATCCTCCAAAGTCATTTTCTTGATGTCCTCTGGCTTCCACTTCGTAAATGTATCAAGAGTCCAATACCAGAACTTCTTCAACCAATTCTTCAATCGGTTGATGATAGTAAGCTCTTTAGCAGTATCTAACGGATTTTCCTTAATGGCATCCTTCGCCATCTGTTCCAAGATGGCAGCACCGTCCTCACCGGTCAGACGAGCAAAAGCCTCATCGCAAATCTCATCATCGCTCAGATGCTTATAGTTAGGGTCCTCCTTCAAGTCGGCAAACAACTGGGTCTGCATGATGAGTTTATCACCATGCTCAATAAGCTCCGGATTCATCTTCTTGGCAGCAGTACGCCAAAGATGCTGGTACTCATGAATAGGAGTATTAGGATTCAGATGCTCCTGATTCAGCACAATCTCCTTGCCATCGGTGTAGCCATAAACCACACCCTTACCCTGCGCAAACTTAGTATAATCCACAATCTTGGCATTGTTCTCATCAAATATCACATAGTTGGTATCGCCTTCCTTTGCACCGCCAAATATAGTACCAGCCTTATACTTGATACCAGTGAAGCCAATAGAAGACAGGAACTTACTAACTGCACGACTAGCATCTACATCTTTCCACTTCTTTGTTTTTCTTAAAGCATACATTAGAAAATCATAGGCATTACCGCCAAATGAACCATCAAAAGAAAAACCACGCTTTTTAAAGTCGGCAAAATCTATTTTTAATCGCCTTAATTCTTTAATAATTGTATTCTTCTGTTTATCTGTCAAAGGAGCATCCCAATCAAGATAATCTCCATTATCATCAGGAATATCCACATCATAAAGATAAGCAATATTATCAGGAACAGCTATTTCCTCATTCTTCTTTGCAAGAATATTGCTAAGTTCCTTTAAATCATCATCATCAGGGAACATTTCTAGAGCAGAAGAAAGGTCTTTTCTCATAGCATCCAATCCCTTGTTTACATCTTTATGTTTATAGATATATTGTCTTACCATATCTTTGTTATTGGCAGACATATCTGTCACAAATTCAAAACCGCCATTATCTTTCCTTATCTTGGCACGTCTTGTGTAGTCCTCAGCAATATCCTTAGAGTTGGTAACATAACCACCCCAGCCAAATGCTTGTGAACCTTCGCCTTCACCCATGTGGCTGAAATCGAACTTGTCAAAGCTAGCACCAGTACCATGATAAGTGCGCAAGAATCTCACTCCAGGCTGTACAATAGCCTTCAACTGTCTATCCAAATCCTTATATTTAGCAAACAAGGAATCAAGCTTATCTTGATATTTCTTATGAGCCTTATCATTCAATTTACTCCAAACATCATCAGGAATATCGTTTTCAGAAGCCAGTCCATGCTCATCCATGTACTCCTTCATCAACTGAATCTGATAATTGTTACGTTCTTGCCCAGTTGAGTTATAAGCATCCTCTGTCTCCTTAATCTGCTTCTTTAACTCGTTTCTCTTATTGGTCTGCTCGTCAATCTTATATGGGTCAAACTCAGAAGGAAAAGAGCCAGTAAGCCCAGCTACATTGTCCTCAAAGCTCTTGTTGAGATTGAAAACCTTATAGTTACCCCACATCAGTTTATTCAGGTAGGTACGTTCCTTTCTTGCCAGCTCCTGCTTCTGGTAGTACTCCGGCATCTTATTCGGATTGCTCATATCCACCACGGCATACTGCGCCCATTTGTTTGGTCGCAACTCCTTAGCAAAGTTATAAGCATTCTCAGCAGCCTGCTTCTCCTCCGGAGTCTTGATTTTAAATCTCATCTCAGGATGATTCAGCAACATGGCAAGATTCAGATTATCCTGCTCCTCTGCCACCTTTTCCATATCCTCGTTACTAACCACCTTCACCGGAATACCAGCCTTCTTAAGCATGGTAGAAACCGCATCATAAGCCACCGTCTGCGCCTCCGTCATTTCCGAAGGCTTCACCTCCTTCACATCGCGGTCAAATTTCATTAAAGGAACTATCTTATGAACACCGACAGCAGAAAGATAACCACGATTGTTAAATCTAGGATTGACTTCATAAGCACAATTATTCTGCTTATCTACCCAAGATACGCCTTTACGGTATTTTCCTGTACCAAACCATTTCTTTTCATTAGGATATAGCTTATCACCTTGAATATTAGAAGATAAGATAGTATAACCCGAATCAGTTTTATCCTCCTTGTCGGAATGGAAATTAAGCAAACGTTCAACAAACTTTTGCATCTTAGGCTTATCCTCCTCAGATGGGTGAATATCATTTTCGTAATCATATTCCATTTGGGAAATAAAATCACTATTCTCAATATTCTCAGCATTTTCAATAGCATGAAGGGCATCAGTAAGTGGCTTTACTGTTGCACGTTTCACCTTATATAATTCATCCTTCTTCTTAGCCAGTTTAGCCTGCGCCAACTGCCCAGAAAGATAATCATGCCCCAAATCACTTGCAATCAGGGCATCTGTCAATTCCTTCTGAGCTTTCTTGATAGCCTTCTTGTCACCGCTCTCCACAGCACTCTTCAAGGCAGTAGCAAAAGGAGTAACAGGCTTCAATGCTTCCTTAATCGACTCATCATAAGTCATAGCATTATCAGCCTTCTTCTTGCGCTCAACTGTACCCTCTCTACGCTCATACTCATCAGCGGTGAAATACTCAAATTCCTCGTCAATACCTTTCAAAACATCACTAACCTCCTTAAACTCCTCATCAGAAAGAGTCTTCAAAAGTTCGTCCATGTCATAAGCAACATCAACTTCCGGCACATCATCAGGTTCTACTTCTCCCTGCTCCATCAAGTCCCAGTACTGCTTCTGCTCTTTTGCCAATTCTACAATCTTGTCAAAGGCTTCGCTATGAGCACCGTCTTGCATCATTTCTTCCTTATAAGCAGCACGCTGTTCCTTCTGCACCATGGCATAGTCCGCAAATGGCTTAGTCTTGCGGTCGGAAGACTCTAACCACTTATCGAAGGTAGCCTTAGGCACAGCAGTGACCTTACCAAGTCCCTTCCAGTCCTTGGAATAGTTGGCAAGATAAGCCTCTGTAGCAGCCTCCTCAGAAGGATAGCCAAACATAACCTTATGCTCGTCAAACTCACCAGTCTCTGGGTTCACTTGGTCAACAACATAAACGTTACCATCAAAAGAATCAAGGTCAGCAGCATCATTGATGAACATGTCGATATGGTCACCATCCACGCCAATCTTGCCCAAGATGTAGCCATAGGTGTCGTGCATGGTCACGCTCCAAGGCTTGCCCTGCTCGTCCTTACCGCTACGTGTTGCGCCCTTCGGTGTCTCTACAGTAAAGTCATAGCCACCGAAGGACAAATGTCCCTTCTTATAGTTACCAGCCTTCTTCTGAGCCTCAGAAGGGTTAGGCTCAGTCTCGGCAATGGCATTCTTTAAACGTTCTCCGAAGGATGCTTCTTGCGGTAGATGTGCGCCTCGAACAACTGAGCCTTCGCCAGGTTCCATGCTGCCAGTCTCTTGTCGCCCTGTGCGTCCGCTATCAGAGCCTTCTCCAATCTCGGACTCAGAAGATGCTTCTCCGTTACCAACTTCTTCGCCTTGGCTATTTCCTTCATCAACTCCTCTCCGTGAAGAGTCGCTACCCAGGCCACCGCCTCCTCCATATCCTTCTTCATTGCTTCTGTCATCATAATCTGCTATTTCTGGTAAAATTGATTTAACATATTCTTTATACTCACGCTCACGTTCCTCAGCCTCCAGCATACGGTCGTATTCCATGCCTTCGATGGCGTTAAGTTCGCTTTCAGAAGGCAAAGATAATGTTTTATCTTGAATATACGAATTATATTCTTCGATTTCTGCCTGTCTTTCGATGATTTCACGCTCTTTCTGGGCTTCATACCATTCTTCCTCTGCCGAAAGTTCCTCCTCTGCTGCGGCAATTCGGTTCATAAGTGCCACGTTACGCATATCCTTCACGTTGTCGTAGGACTTGAACATATCGAGCAAGGTGTTTCTCACATCTTGGTCAGAATATCCCATATCCTGCAAGTTTACAGGAAGGTCATTGAATACTCTCACGGCAAATTCATTAACCGACATACCGGTTCCTTTCTTGGCAATAAGATAATTGAACTTATTAGAATCATACCGCTTGCCAATACCAAACTTGAAATTACTCTTGCCCAACTCATATTGAAGAGATTCCGGATTCAAGCTATGTGGACTCAAAGATTCAGATACAGCCTCTTCCAAAGTCTGAGGCGTTAAGTCCATAACATCAACAGAGGCATCCTTGTATATCTCTTTGATTACTCCAAGGTCATTTTTCTTCAACGCATCAGCCACAAGAGCTTTGCGCTGCTCAGAAGGAGTCATTTCTTCCATCGCCTTGGCTCTCTCCTCCTTATTCTCTGCACTATATAGAGTATTGAGCAACTTATCCTGTGCCTTCAAATCCTTTGCCGATGCAGATAGATTAGCCTGTCTAGCCTCCAACTGCGCCTTGGTAGTGTTCAATTCCTTCAACTGGTCAGCCGAATAATCAATGTCATCATTCATATATTGCTCCAGGGCTTCATTGATACCATCTATCTGTGGCTGCACCTCATCGTTCTGAATATGATAGATGCGCTTACGCTCAGAGGCAATATAATTGCTAGCCTCATCCATGGTAGGATATTGCTTCTTCAATTCTTTATTGTCAAGCACAGCCACCTCACGCTCATCCGAAGGACTGCCAACACTATCATCCACACCTGCCTTCTCGATTTCAGCCTTGCGCTCATTCTTCAAGGTTCTAGCCTCCTCTGGAGTCATAACCTCCTTGCGGATAGCATTCCAGTTCTTATAACGAGTTTCAAGGTCGGCAATCTGCTCATTAACAAGTGCCAAGTCGTTCTCCACCTTCTGAGCCTTCTCTGGGTCCAAGTCGGCATTGAGAGATAGCCAGTCCTCATATTCAGATGCAGCCTTTCTCTTGTTATCCAACTGTTCCTTGATGTCAGAACGGCTACCACTGATAAGATTCATCAGTTTACCATGGTCATTGCCAAATTGCTCCTGTAGATACTCAGCTGCCACCTTTGGCTCTGTGTCCTTAGAGGAATAATCAGGCTGTCCCATGCCCAAGCCTACGATACCTTCATTATATCGTTGCTTCTTATCTGCCTCAGCCTTGGCTGCATCATCGTTGGCACGCTGTGCGTCCTCGGCATCCAGCTCTGCACCAATAGAGGCATCGAGGGCGTTCTGTCGCCAAGTATTAAACTCGTCCTTGGTCAGTGCGATATTGTCCTTTCCATCAGAAAGCACAATCTTGCCATCCTCGCTATATCCGGCAAAGGTCATTTGCATTGGTTCGTCACCTGCTTCCATGGCAACCTCCACGGTGTCGCTAGGCTTCAACCCACTGCCATCATACTGGGCAAAGAACTGCTGCTGTCTAGCATTCTTCTGCTCAGTAACCTGCTGATTGATGTAATCATCCATAGGAATAGGCGTGCCCACTTCCTTGATTTCGGCACTAGAAACCTGCTTGATGGCAGGATTTCCATCCTCATCAGGCACAACCACGAAGCCACCACCATACTCATTGGCTTTCTTCAAGAATACCTGTTGACCTGTAGTAAGGGTAGCCGGAACGATATTTCCGTCTTCCGTCTGATAAGTCCAAAGAAGCTCCTTCAAGGCATCACCATAGCCATCATCAGCATGTTGCAGAGCATCATAAACGCCCTTCTTGGCATCCTGTGCCTCCACATACTTACGCACGGCATCCTGTTGTGCTGGAGTCATTGAGTTGGCACGCTGAGCCACAAACTGCTCCATGTCCTTGCCATCCTCATACGCCTTCACCACCACATCCATCATAGCCTCATTATCGGCAAAAGCACGCTTCAATCTAGCCTTCGACACATCATCGTTATGGTCAATCGCTTTCAAGCCCTCAGCATCCCCATTCTGGTAGGCATTCTGTCCCATCACATAGGCATTAGACTTACTTTCATTGGAAGCGGTATTAGCATCAGAAGGGCTGGCACCGTTCTCCACCGAAGGTGTACCCTCCACATTTGAAGGCGTTTCACCCCCAACTGGAGGCGTTGGCGGTTCTGTTGGTGGAACATCAGAAGAAACAGAAGCATCTACAGGCTTTTCCGCTGTAGCCTCAGCATTCTGAGCCGATGCACCACCTTCTTGTGTGGCACCAGGCAGTTCACGCTGTCCCTCAATCAAGTTTTGATTCATCTGTTCCTTTGCATCGTTCATTTCTCGTTTCAGCACGATGTCGTTATAGAGCTGCTTCTGGTATTCCTCCACAAGTTTCTGTTGTTCGGCTGTGCGAGACTTTCCATCACCCTCTAGAGCCTTGCGAAGCGTACCATGCTCCACACCTTGCGAATCCTCGAAGGTGCGCACATACTCTTTCATGATAGGGCTATTCTCGAAAGCACTATCATAGAAGTGGCGATAACTGTTCACCATCTGCTGCTCTTGCTCGGTCAGTTCCATGCCCTTCTGCTGTTTCTGCATGATGTCACCGATGGCACTGGCATTCTGATGAAGATAGATTGCAGCCTTATCCTCGTCATTCAGTTGCTCACCTGCGGCATACCTATCCCTAGCTTGCTCATATACAGTGTTCAGTCTGTCCTGCAAGGCATCGGTATGGTAAGCCTTTTCATACTCAGAAGTGATATTCAGCGACTTCTCGAAGTCTAGCTTCTTCTCTGCCTTCTGAGCCTCTTCAAGCGAAGAATACTCTTTGCGGTCGATGATGCCACCATCCTTATTCAAGGTTTCGAGATATACTTTGCCATCATTATCCATTGGCTGCACGATGATAGAGTCGATAACTGGCGAGAAGGAAGAAGGGCGTTTTCCTTCCACCACAGCCATCATCTTTGCCTTCAATACCTCTGGCACGCTCTTATCGTTCATCAGGTTCATGTACTTATCAGTGAGTTGCCCCATCATCTGCACACCTTCACCATCTGCACGATAACCATTGATGCCCAACTTCTCGAAGGCATCACGCAAATCATCATAGCCGAATCTCTTCAACTCGGCAATATCTTGGTCGTTGAAGTCAAACTTGCGGTTAAACTCCTTGGCATCCTTGAATCGGGCATACTTGCCCACCATACCAGGCAAACCGATGGAAGTAAGGTTAGCCATGCTCTCCAAGAAACTCTCGGCAGCATCCTTGCCAGTAGGCTTGAAATTCGGGTCGTGCGCCATACGCTCCAACAACTGCTGACCGGTCATAATACCGGAATCCGCAACCTTACCACCAACATCAGCCAGAATATTGGTAGCCAAACCTCTGCCCTTGCCTACCATGTTGGCAATAGTACCACCTTGCATAATGGCACCTACGGCACTCTGCTTAACCACATCGCCCAAAGTATTGGCAAGAATCTTGCCCACGGAAGGATTGTAAACCTTGCCATTCTCATCTAACTGGCCAGTACGATAAATTTCATCAATAGGTTTGGAGATAGCCGACTGTCCACCGAAGGTTACTGCACCATGAGCAGCACCTGTCTTCAACGCCATTCCCTTACTCTTACCAATGAGAACCTTGGCTGCACGCTCTGCCATCTTGGCTTCCATGCCCTTAGCCATCAAGTCGCTAGCCAGTCTCCCTTCAGCCTTGGCAAGCATACTCTTTGTTACCTTGCCACCTGCGGCACCAGGAAGCCAATAACTCCAAGCATCCCCTGCAAAGGTCAACGCCCCACTGCCTACACGCTCCCAGAAGCCAGGCTGATATTGCTGATTGGCAATATCCTCCAACCAGTTCTGATAGTCGGTCTGTACCAACTTTCGTGTTATCTTGCCCACTATGGTATTACCCAAGCCTGTATTTATTATATACTCTGAACTACCCTTTGGTATCATATTCTTCACCTCCAACTGATTGAGCTGAGCCTTCAACACTTCATCAATCATCGGCTTAAACTGCTTAGGGTTTCCGTTCAGAGTTCCATTCATGCCATATCGCTGCATCACCTTGAAGGCTGCATTGCTCATATCGTTCAGAAACTGAGGATTCTTGTAAAGACCATTAAACTTCTTCTGCAATGCACTGAGAGTTTTCTGAGGGTCTTTGGCTTGATTAGCCTCATACTGAGAAGCGATGGCAGTACCAAGGCGAAGACTGGCTGGAATATTCTGACTTCCTTCCATACCTTCGTTGAATGCCTTGCTACCTTCTTCCTGAGCCTTGTTATACTCTTCCACTACAGATGGATTCACATACTTACTGATAACACTAGAAAGAGCCTCATCAATATCCTGGTTCATCAACTGGTTCTGAATAACCTCATCATTTGAATAGAGACGAGTGGCGAGGTCTTCCGCTGTTTTGCGGTAGTTCTTTCCATACTTCTTCACAAGACTTTCTACCATAGCTGGCTTCACTATACCATTGATAAACTGGTCATAGCCATGCGTCTGGGTGATATACTGTCCAGTCTCATCCAAGGCAACACTGTTCATGATACCATACTGAGAAGCCATCTTCTTCAAGTTGTCCTGCACAGCATGAGAATGCCAGCCATTCATTACAGCTTCGTCCACACCTTCTACAGTATCTCCCAACTTTGATACAAACTCATCAGTAGTTCGCTGAGCGAGGCGATTTGCTGCACGGTTCATGGCTCCCATAGCCATACTTTGTGCCTCCTCTTGATTCTGAGCTTGTCCGCTAGCCATCAAGTCATACATAGTTTCAGACAAAGCATCGCCCTTGCCTACATATTTATTATAGATAGCATCCACCTGCTGGACTGGAGCTGCACCTGTAATTGCATCAACATCCTTCACAGTAGGCTTAGGTTGCTCGGTAGCTGGTGCATTCTCTTGATTAGAATGCTGTACCTGCTGATTATTGTCTTGTGGCTGCTGCATATTATCACCAAGAAGCATATTGGTAATCATGCCACCCATTTTCTGCTCTCTGCCGATATTACCTGCATCCACCTTCGGCATCATGCCGAGTGCTTGCGAAATCAAGCTAGGCTTCTTCAACTCGCCTCGCTGATACTCATCATTCAGCTGAGCCAAATCCTTGAAGTTGCCAGGCTTGTTGTCAGGAGAATTGAAAGCATCAAGTACCTCCTGAGGATATTGGGATGTTTCTTTTCCCTGAGAAGAAGAAGGTGAAGTTTTCTTGCCTACCTCATTGATAGGGGTAGCGTTTCCACTGGTATCATACCAAATGTAACCTTGTTTACGATATTCTCCCACATCCTCAATAGGCACATCCACCTTCTGCTTCTTATCGTCAAACATGGTGATATAGCCACCCTCGAAGTCCTTGGCGAAGTTATCCATGCCTCGCTGCTGAACAACCTCGTCTGGGATGTCATACTCGTTGTTGTCCTTATCCCATACGTGATAAGTCAACTTAGATTTGTTGTCTTTGTCTGCCATATATTATGTTATTTTCTTTGATACTTAGAATAATCTACCTTTGTGCTCGATTTACCCTTGGCTGGTTTTCCACCATAAGGGCGAACGGTTCGCTTCTTTCCCTCCTTAGCCATCTTAGCCCTAGCATAAGCGGATGCCTGTTGGCGATTGTACTTGTTTGCCCAAGTTCCACCTCTTCCATCAGTATTGCCACCGATATTCATACCATTGTGTGTAGCCCATGCATTCACATGCTTCTTGAAAACAGGGTCGTTCACATAGTTGGTATTGAAATCGTCCGCTTCCTTATCGGCTTGGTTGCCTCGGTTTGCCTTCTCGGCCTCAGCGTTAATCTTTCTTACTTGTGCTTTCTTCACAGTCACACCTGCGTTATGGTCGGCTGCTCCTGCATTGGCGTTGTTTGCTTGGGCGGTAAGCAAGTTACTCTTCTTTCCTCTCAGTTCGTCTTCCGTCTTGGTCTTGGCGGTAGAAAGACCAGCTGCTGCATTAGAAGCTGCTTGCCTAGCCTGTTCGGTCTTCACCTTTTCAGGTGTCAAAGCATCCTCCTGTGCCTTCTGCGAACCACGATAAGCAGCAAGGGCATCATTAGCCTTGGCTGCTGCCTCTGCTTGCATCTGAGCTTGCTTATTGGCTCTATCCTTCCAGATATTCGCCATCATCTGGTCATATCCTTTCTGACGAAGGGCATCAGTGCCTTCCCTCAGCTTTCGTTGGCGTTCCGTCAATGCCTGGGCTGATTCTACCTTCTGCTCAGGAGCACCGATAGCTGTGCCGAAGAAGTTGCCGATATGTTGGAAGAGGTTGCCTAACTGTTCCCATTTGGCTTGCCTCTCGGCTTTCTTCTGCAAAGCAGCATTGGCTGCTATAGTCTTATCCACATCACCAAGAGATTGAAGCCATGGCATAAAAGAAGCCCAATCGCCATTGCCATTCTTCTCGAAGTCCCTCATGATGTCATAAGGCTTCATCTGCTGCAAGAGAGGATTCTGCTCTATATCGGCATAAGGTTTGCTCCAATCAATCGAAATACCTTGGTTTGGAGTTACCTCGGTTACTTCCTCAGTAGGTTGCTTAGTGAAGGATGGCTGATTACCAACCACCAATCCATTTGTATCTATTGGAGCTGTTGCAGTTGTAGAAGTAGCTTGTGCTGCTGCACTATCCCCACTTGGCTGTGTCGGTGTCTGCACAGAAGAAGAAGTTGCTGGCTCAGATGGTGCTGACTGCCCATCATCATTGGATGGAAAATCGGTTATAGGTGTCACAGCCGTAGCTGGACGCTTTGGAGTTAAATCGTCACTTATAAATCCCATATCTACCTCCTTTCCTTACCACGGCAAACTACTTGCAGCACTAGCCAAACCACTAGCTGCACCTTGAATGGCTTGCGCCTGAGCCAAACCCTTTTCCTTCTTGGCGGTAGCAATGTAGTTGGTCATTTGGTCTATCTGAGAATCTGCGGTGTTCCATACATTCTCTTTCTGTTGGGCACCTTGCACAGCAGCTTGTTGCATCATGTTGCCCACTTGCTCATTGGCTGCTTGCTTACTCAGAGCCACAGCTTCATCACTACCACCACTCACGATGTTGGTATTCTTGGCTTTCTGCGTGGCATTATCCAGCACCTTCTGGGCGTTGGTCACTGCCACCTGGTTCTCGGCTGTCTGTGTCGGGTCCTGATAATAAAGATTATCACGGTGGTCCTTCACCTGCTGCATACGATTCTCAAAGGTCTTGATGTATTCGTTGTATGCAGCATTTTGTTTTTTGGCTGCTAGAGCACCACCTACAGCTGAGGTAACGCCACCAGCAATACTTCCTATAAGTCCCATAAAATTCGAATTTAATGTTTAAACAGTGCTAAAGTAATGCGTTTTTCTCGCCTATCTGTGATAAGTTGCGCAACTTGAACAACAAGTTTCGTTATTTTTCACTATATTTGCACCCGAAAACTATCAGTAAACAATAAAATTCTATAGAATATGGCAACAAAAAAAGACAATAGCAATGAGCCGAAACCAAAGCGAAAGAAGACTGGTGGACGCAAGGCTGGCACGACAAACAAGATTACAAAAACGGTACGTGAAAGCCTCAGCGATGCCATCACTGGCTATTTTAACGGCATCAATGAAAAGGGTTACTCTCTATTCAGCGACCTCATGCAGATAGAAGAACCTGCTGGACGCTTGGCTATAGTAGCCAAGTTCCTCCCATACGTTGCTCCGAAGCTCCAATCTATCTCGTTCAATAATGATGAGCATCGAAGCCTGTCTGTGGAAGAGACCTTCATGGAGCTGGAGGAGAAATTTGAGAAACAAGAGACCACCATCAACATCAAGAATCTTAAGATTGTTAATAATGGCTAAATACAAGAAATGGGTAGCCATCTCTAAAATTTTGTCTACTTTAGAGAAGACTACCCTATGGTATGAAATTGACTGAATCCGTCAAATATTAAGTTTTATTGGCACAATTTTAAGATATATTGGCACAATTTTACGATATACTAGCTACTTTTTATCCCTCATGCGCTCAAAATACTTTGTCTGGTCTTTGGTGATATTCTTCACCTTTATCTGTATGGTGCAAGTGCTAGGCACGTTGTCGTTTATGTTAACCATCAGTTGGTCAATAATCTCATCTGTGTTCTTGTAGCCCTTTCCATCCACATGAGCCACCACCTCGCCCATGAAGAAGGCATCGGCACTGAGTTCAAAGGTTTCCTCCACCTTTTCAAAAACAGGCGCATGATACTCCTGTATTCGTCTGCTTGGGTCATTGGTAAAGAAAATCTTCTCCACCACCTTCTCATTCAGTTCCCAGGCTCTAGAGAAATCTGGCTTCACATATCCCATGGTAATCTTATGAGTACTGATGTGATTCATCGCAAAACCTATCTCTTCATAATTGGCACCAATATCATTTTGAGCTATGGTAGCCCAAGTATGGCGAAAAGTATAAGGTGTTATCTTCAATTCACTATCCTTCAATGTATTCACACAGAATTTCTTTAGGAATAGGCACAAATTACCATCCATCGACCTGCTACACCCATAGCTTTTGTGAAAATTAAACAGATAAGGGTCTTCTTTATCTGAGAAATACTTCATCATGGTAGGTATGAGCATATCTGGTACTTTCATTTCTATATAAGCTTCATCAGCTCTAACCGTTCGTGTCTTCTGTCGCTTGTAATGCAAAATACCATCGTAATAGTCAACCTTCTTCATTTCATACAGGTCAGCCACATTGATTCCGGCAAGACACAATACCATCTTGCACACATCCACAGCCAAGCATTCCGTCTTAGAAGAAGGAATTACTGAAAAAATCCTTCTGCAATCTTCCATCAAGATAGCACGCTTTTTGGGAATAGCATGCTTATGATACTCTACTTTAGTCCAAGGATTCACCTTTATCCTTACGATGTCGTTATCATAATCATTATATTTAGCCACACCTGCCTTGAACATCTTTTTTAGGAACTGAGGATAGTAAGATTTCTTTGCCTTGGAATCCTTCATACTATCTATCCATCCTTGCACTAGTTTGGTGTTCAATTCACTAAACATTACCTTCTCAGAACCACAATATCTTTCTATACTATTCAGGGTATTGCGATAATTTACAAGAGACTGAGGTTTCAATGTTTCAGACAACTCATCAATATATTCTCTTGCAAAGTCTGAGAAACACACATCTGCATCGTTCTGTTCTAGATAGTCCCTAACCTGTTCAGCACTCCAAGAACGGATGTCTAGCTTATTAAGCTTGAACATCCATTCTTCAATAATTTGGTTCAGTGGATTTAGCACAAAAGAATCCTTCACATCATGAGAACCCTTCACGATGCCTTTCTGTCCCACCATCTTGTTCGTCTTAATATAAAGCGACCTACGATTATGAGTCATTCGAATGTACACCTATTCACTTCTCAAAAAACATTCTCATTCAATGAAAAAGCATACACTT